GCTATGGGCAATTGGCTCAAGCCAATCAAACAAATATTTTTAGTCCAGCACAAGTGGGTTCACTAAATAAGTGGAATAATGTCAGTTGCGGGCAATTTTTTACAATGACACTACAAATCACTTAACAAAAAGGCTTATAGATATATGAAACAATTTATTATTGACAGTGGATTTTACAATAATCCGGACCAAATGAAAACACTATTTGTGAATTTAGATTTCGTTAAGAATGAAAACATATTGGGCGGCAAAATTTGTCCAATGAGTTTTGCCAACCAAGAGATGTTAGGACACATACAAAACACTTTAGGAGTTCCTGACGGAGTTTCTGCGTTTGAATTTGTTCCTGGATCAGGAACATTTATCAGTAATACCAAAGACGAACCACCAGCTAGATCTATCTGTATACAGTATCCAGAACCCAATACACAATGGGTGGGCATTGTCAGTTTAAATCCATCTTCAACACCTCATTACATCAAATTTTACAAGCACAAGCGTCTTGGGTGGGATCATGTGCCCATGGATCCAGAGGAGTTGAGCAAAGAAAAATTATATTCTTACGACCACGTTGAAACTTTTGTGGAGTTTGAAAATGTCAACTGGCAAGACAAGTGGGAAGAAACTTCGCGCATTGAATTAAAATTCAATGAATTGGTATTATTCAGACCATGGATGTTCCATTCCTACAATGATGTTTTTGGAGAAACACAGCAAGATGGCAGACTACTGCAATTTTTCTTTTTGAAACCCACTCAAGAAGCTTTAAATTCTGTGTTGACCAGCACTTCGCAAACTATAGCAGCACCTGTTGAATCAATCACAGCACAAGACTCTAGTGATTCTGAACAAACAAGCGCCTGATATATCTTGACTTATCCCCAGCAGTCATGTAAACTTAACAAGTAGTATCTAACCGGAAAATTATCATGGAAAATATTCATTTCATATCTGGCCTGCCCCGTGCCGGCACAACATTACTGTCATCAATTTTAAAACAAAATCCCAAGTTTAGCAGTTCGATATCGGGTCCGTTGGCTCGCTTTGTTAGAGCCATCATTGAAGAATCGCAATCACAGGGCGGGTATCGATTTCAGTGTCCTGCCGAAAAGCGTAAAGAGTTAATACTTAATGTGGCAGACACTTATTATAAAGACAGCAATGACACAGTGTTTGACACTAATAGAGGCTGGACATATTTGACCCCTTTGTTGGCAGATCTTTATCCTAAAGCAAAAACTATTGTGTGTATACGCAGTATTCCCTGGATCATTGATAGTTTTGAAACACTATTTGCCAAGAATCCCTACGATGTACCTCTTATGTTCCCACAAGGAGCTGGTGTTAGTGTGTATAGTCGAGCCAAATACCTTACTGACCCCAGTGCGTTTGTGGGATTCGCTTATGACGGAGTCAAACAGGCTATGTTTGGTCCTAACAAAGAAAACATCATGATAGTACAGTATGATCAACTGGCTAAAAATCCCAAATTAGTCATGAAAAAACTATACGAATTCATCGGCGAACCATGGTACGAACATGATTTTGACAATGTAGTAGGTGACTACGATGAATTTGACACTGACATGAACATTAATGGCTTACATCATGTACGTCAAAAAGTACAATTTAAAGAACGTGAACCAATCATACCAATGGATTTATTCAATCATCTTGAACAGTTGGATTTTTGGAAACAGATGAAGTAAGCAATGCCTATGACAGACCACGATGCAGTAAAACAAACTATAGAAATTTTTTCTCGTGCTGATCTACTGGATGAAATAGTATATTTACTAACAACTTTTGAAAAACACAAAGTAGTACCAAATGATCTGTTGGGAAATGATTTATACTGTTTTGGTTATAATAAAGCCAAAAAATTTTTCAAGTCTATAGAATATGGCGAGCAAGCTCTAGAACAAGCCAAATCTATAGAAGAAAGATTGGCTGTTTCATTTAATCTAGCCAAAGTATATCTATCTGCCAACAAACCAAACAAAGCGGTAGCCGCATTCAAATTTATGAATTCTCATACTGATATCGGAGCTGAGGGTATGCTTGATTATTCTGCGGCGCTTTTTGCCTGTAACAGAAAAGACGAGTCATATGAAATATTAAAAAAATTAGAAGAAAATCTTTGGAAATTTGATTCTAACATGGCTGACTCTATATTGTTTAATATGGGTGTGCACTATATAGCCCGCGGTGATTTTAAAACAGGTATGGAACATCTTTCGATTGGCCGCAATCTAAGGGTATTTGGATCCTATTCAAAAGTTACTGATGGCTTGCCCATGTGGGACGGCAAACCTTATCCCGGTAAACATTTATTATTTGTGGCAGAAGGTGGTATTGGTGATGAAATTATCAATGTTAGATTTGTTAAAAATGTACTAGCCATGGGCATGACCTGTTCTATAATGTCAGTACATGGTATTATCGACGTTTATAGTCATTTAGGATTTGCAAAACGTATCAATATCAATCAATACAGTAAAAAAGACTACGACTACTGGACTCCAATGATGGACTTGCCTAAAACGTTGAATCTAGATTCAAATGAATTATGGACTGGACCATACCTACAAGCCAAACCAGAATTTGTTGAAAAACACAAAACCACAGTCCCTGGTAAATTCAAGGTAGGGTTGCGTTGGGCCGGCAATGCCAGATACGATCACGAATTACACCGCACATTAAACTTGACCAGCATCTTAAATGCCATGCCCAAAGATAGCGACTGGTCCTTGTATTCTATACAGCGTGATGTAGGTATGGAACAATTACCTCAAAATCCTCGAGTCAAAGACCTCAGCTCTGAACTAACTACGTTTGAAGATTTGCTGGGAATAATGGCAAATTTAGATTTAATCATTACCAGTTGTACCAGTGTAGCACATGCTGCGGCAGCATTAGGCAAAAAAACTATTATATTAGTACCAATTATGGAATATTATACTTGGGTAGAAGGAAAACAAACTTCCAGCTGGTATGGCGATCATCTTAGATTAATAAGACAAGTCACTCCAGAAATTTGGAAAGAAGCATACACAGAATTACGTGAAGTACTCAAGGACATCGAATGAAAAAAACTATTGGATTTGTAACAACAGGATTAAAATTTAACGGACATACTGTAAATGAAAAAGCATTGGGTGGTAGCGAGTCGGCATTAACTTACATGGCCAGAGAAACTGCCAAATTAGGTCACGATGTTACAGTCTACTGTGAATGTGATGCCCCAGGCTGGTATGACAGTGTAGAGTATAGAACCCTGGATCAGTATACCAAAGACAACAAGTCACAGTTTGACGTATTAATAGTCAGTAGATTTACTGATTTTTTAGCCATGGCAGTTGACAGTAAGATGAATATATTGTGGCAACATGATATTGACACAGCTAATTTCCGTGATGCTATAGGCTGTTCGGATCGTGTTTTTTGTTTGAGTGATTTTCACAAGTCGTTATTTGTTAAAAATTACGACATTGATCCTACAAATTACGTTTGGAAAACCTCCAACGGGTATGATCAAGAAATAATTACTGAATACGTACCTTACGAAGCAAAGAAAAACAACTACATCTACGCATCTCGACCTGAGCGTGGGTTAAAATTATTGTTGGAAAAAATATGGCCCGAAATAGTTGAACGTAATCCCGATGCTGTGCTGCACATCTGTACATATGAACATACTTTAGAATTGCCAGAGGAAGTTAAAAAGATACACAAAGAAGTTGAAGACCTGTTGGAATATAGCCGAAACATTAAACAGATTGGACACTTGCCAAAACGTCAATTTTACAATCTATTAAGTAACTGTGCTTACATGGTATACCCAACAAATTTTCCTGAAATTTCCTGTATCAATGCCATCGAAGCACAGTATAATGGATGTTTAGTTATCACTAGCGACGAATTTGCCTTGTCTGAAACAGTTAAAACCAATACTAAAGTCAAGGCAGAATACGGTAGTATTGATTACGTAAACAATTTCTTGGATTTACTTGATAAGTATCAAGGCGATGTATACGAAGAAGAAGTAGCCAAAGGTAAAAAGGCTATAGAGTCATATGCTTGGAATAGAATAGCTAAATCTTGGAACGCTGAGATTGATTTTATGTTTAACAAGAGACATGACAAGTATAAAGATAAGATTATAGATCAATTGGTTTACAACTCTGATATAGTGGCTGCTTGGAAATTAACGGGGGATGAAAAATATCGTAAGCTATTAGACCTAGCCAAAGAAACAAATTTAACAGATTCATGGTTTGACTCGACAAATACTGATAGAGATGAATATTTTCCTACCAGAACGATTGGCCTAATCGAATTAATAAAAAACGAAATTACGGAGTTTCCTAACAAAAAATTAAAAATATTGGACTTGGGTAGCAACGACGGTATACTTAGTTTGCCATTATTAAAAAAGTTTGCCAATAATATCGAATCAGTAATCATGTACGATACTTCTAAAGAAGTATTAGAGCACGTTAACAAAACTTACGGACATAAATATCCGCAAATTAAAACAATCAATGATGATGTAAGAAATGTGTTAAATTATGATTTTGAACCTGACATTATTATTGCTGGAGAAATACTAGAACACGTTGAAGAAACACAACAGTTCCTTGATTTTTTAATGAAACTGGCCAATAAAAATACACTATTTTATTTTACTGTACCTATGGGACCGTGGGAACAGATGGAAAAACGTAGAGACGAAGAAATACATCATGTACATCACTTTGAATTAAACGACATACGTGAAATTTTTAAAAATGTAAATTTAAATATTGAATTCAGCGGGGAAGAAGCGTTGGGACGTCGTGGTGAAATGTGTAGCAATTGGATGTTTTGGTTTAGAGCGTCAAAAGATGATAATATTAAATTTGATGAAGTTGACTATCAAGACAAGTGGATCAAGACTAGGCCCTATAAAAAGATTTCAACTTGTATGATAGTACGCAACGAGGAAGACAACCTCAGTCGCTGTTTAAAGACTGTTTATCAGTTCAGCGATGAAATTATAATTGTAGATACCGGATCAATCGATTCTACTAAAGACATTGCCAAAAGATTTACAGATAAAGTTTACGATTTGGAATGGAAGGAAGATGATGGGCTAGGCAATTTTTCCAGAGCTAGAAACTATTCTATTAGCCTTGCTACTGGAGATTATATCTTTTGGATTGATGCCGATGAAGAACTTGAAAATAGCATGAGATTACACAAGTATATTATTAGTGATTACTATGATGGTATATTGTTGAGACAAGTACAGGCCATGAGTAAAAAATCTCACGACAGCGGTGTAAATATTGATGTTATGCATGATAGATTCTTTAAAAACAACATTGGCATACAGTTTACAGGTGTGATACATGAGTACCCTAGTCGCAATGATGAAGATTTCTTGGGTAACAAAATGTTTTGGCAAGATCATATTTACGTGTTACATTATGGATTGGCCAATCGAGAAACACTAAAACGCAAAGCCTTGAGAAGGAACACAGATCTCATCTATAAAAATGTAAAAGTCTATCCCAAACGCATCTTTGCTAGACACTACATTATAGTAGATTACTGGAGTCAGTTTATCACTGGACACCCTAACCCCGATATAAAATGGCTACAGAAAGGCATGGATATTTGGCATAATGATTTGAAAAAATGCGGTGACGATTGGACCATACGATTATCTTTGGGAGTAGTACAACATTTCTACAGTTATTGCGCCCAAAACGGTATTTCCTTCAAGGGTCGTTTGCCTGAAAAAGTAGCTTTTCAAAATGGAGAAAACGGGGAAACCATAGATTTTTACGTTCTGGATAAAGAAGAAGAAAGCGATTTCTTCTTGCACTATCTTGCTAATTTCAAACGGCCATAGCATAAATATATAAAAGGAGATAATAGATGTATTACGCAAAAGTAGAAAATAATCAATTTATTAAAAGAATTAACGTGGCAGACGAGGCTCCAGATGTTACCTTTACTACAGACCCAACTGCCGAACAACTAGCACCTTACAATGTAGTGATAGTTAATCTTCCGGCTACACTTCCCAGCTATGACCCTGCTACACAAGCTTTAGTTGACATTGATCCCACATTGGGAGATGATGGTATTTGGTATGCTAATTATCAAGTTGTTACACTACCAACTGAGCCTGATTCTGGTGCTCCGGCTTAATTTAAATGCAAGCTAGATACAGACGAGATTATCCTGGTGAATTTGTCATCACTGAATCTCGTTGGTCCGGGGGCAAAAAACAAGAAAATCGTGAGTGGGTTGAAAACCCTATTAACAATCATCATTTATCCGGGAGAGCTGCTTGTTTGGGTAGTTTGCAGGATATAAGTCAGTTTGATCCTGATATATTAGAGCAACATCGTGGCGGATTACTGGGATCAAAAAAACTACAAAACTACGGCACAGGGCATGTAGCACAATACATGCGTCTTGACTTTGCTGTGGATCAAGATTACAATATTATTAAAACATTAGTAGAGTCTGGATACACTAAGACAAACATCGTTTATACTACTGCTCGTAATTGTTTACGCAATCCGGGTGAGTTTTACCTTATACCCAATAATCCTCATTTGTGTACAGAAGTATTGCCAATTTATTTGGCTGCGTTTGACGGGCACAAAGAAATTTACATGTTGGGATATCATAATAACACCAAGGCTGGAAGAGACACGTGGATACAGGAAGTGGCATCATTGATAGAAGCTTACTCTGGTACTGTGTTTACTATGGTGGGCAACGAACAGAATATGCCTGCTGAATGGATGTGTTACGCCAATACAAGAAACTACACTTATCGAGAATTTATCAGTTATTGTGATGTATAAAGCTGACTTTGTATAGTTGATATCTTTGTTTGTACCGCTTCAAAATTAACAGTACTCCATAATCCTGGATGCATAGGTTTTGGCCACACCCCACTATCAATCCAAGCCCAACCAATATGTTCTGAATTAAGTACTGGTTGGAATTCATTAGCCACGCTACAGAAAAAAGTATGGTAGGAAAATACATTATCGTCGCTGGTAAATTTTTCTAAAGGCACAAGTTTAATGTATTCGGGCATGGACCCCAATTCTTCTTGACATTCTCTGATTAAAGTTGTCATTATGGTCTCTCCAGGATCTTGCTTGCCGCCAGGCAATCCCCAACACTGCGGATGTTTACTATCGTTACGCATTAGATAGAGATATCGGTGCGTAGATATAGAATAAAACCATATACCTACGGCACTTACTGAATTTATATAATTAGAGACCATCTTCCACCGTTGTATGAACCTTGATACGATTTGACCCAATATTCTCCAGTCCATCTGTACTGTATCTCGGTGGTAATATTGGTAACATATTGTGTATTTACAGGACTTGATGCGCTGTCAAAAGAAATTAACCAGCGTGTACCATCGTAGGTCACTATGTCATTGGGTCGAGCTACTAAAATTTGCCCATCAACTCCTGCCCAAGCGGCAGCATACCCATTTTGACTGCCAGTGGCTTCGGTGAAGAGATAGCTCTGCCCTGACTCAGCTGCCGGCAAACCTTGTCCAGGACCACTGACCAACGGATTAATAACTGCATTCACTGCGGGTAAAGTATTAGATGGTACAGATTCCTGTACAACTGAAAACAGCAAATATCTAGGGTCAGTAGGATCATAAGCTACTGTGCCGTATACCTGTGATTCATCTTCTTGGGTCAGTGCTATAAGACTAATGCCCGGTCGCAGTACACCGTATAGTTCTATTAAAGGCAACCATTCTATATTACTGTTAGCAACAGGATCAGGCGGAGCCAGCTGATAATTAGATTCATTTACCACAGCCGAGTGTGCCAACAACTGTATTTTATTGCCTATTAATACTGATTGATAATTGTAAGGAGTTATGTACTGACGTGTGCCCAGTAACAAGTCATTATTACTTATGGCGTTGACTAAATCACCCGATCCATCATAGATGCTGGCAATAATAGTTTCAACAACACCAAGTTTTTTAACTTTACTAGGTAGAGACAACCATATAGGCAGTGTGAATTTAAGCGTAGATATATCTATGGGATCCTCTGTGCCACTGGGAATCTGACGACTACTCCATCCGGTACTTACCAATTCTACCATACTTAGGCTGGTCCAGTCTAAATAATTATCAGTATTTTGTATTTCAAGACTAGGATTAAACAGCGGTAATATTTGCTCTAATATCTGCATCTTTTGATTGGTATTACTGGTCCATATATCTAAATTGATACTTAATTTGTACGGAGATGGCATGTAGCGTTCTATAGTAAAAGCGTTGCCCTGTGTGGTTTCATAAGTATTTGTTGATTGATCATAGGTTCTTTGACGAACAGATTTATTATCCACATAAGTGGGATTTTGCATACGAGGACGATCATAATCTAATCCGGTAATATAAAATGTCATCAAGGGAGTACTAGGCATATTGCTAGCGGAATTTTGTTGTATAATTGTTTGTGCTTGCCGACTAGAGTCACCATAGCGTACCGGAATACGATAAAGTGTATCTCCAGTGCCAGCCGCCCCGGATTCATTGCGCCCAAATTCAACAAAAAACCCGCTGAACATTCTAGCTATCTGTATCAAATATCTACGTATCTGAGAATCGTAAAAAAAAGACTGTGCCATTATTATTTTCCTAAAGGAGGTGGGTTGGGTGGCAAATTGCCCCCGTCGTTGCCATTGTCGGCCTGCGGTCTTAGCATCTGGCTTAGGCTTTGTCTACTAGGTATATTGCCCTGATCACTGGTGTTTGTGGTATATGGGTTATTCACAAAACTGCTACGCTGTGTTTCGTTACTTGTGCCCCAATCTAACGGAGTTCTAACATTGTCACTGATAGCCTGCCATCTAGCGCCGTCAAATCTAAACAGTCTATTGGGAAAATAATCTAATCTCAAACAATAATCTCCATTTGATGCTGGTGAAGGAAAGCTCACACCAGGTGTTACTGGTAGTCCATTGGGAGCCTTATCGTCTCCTGTTAAGTAGCCCATGGTATATCCAAATGTAGATGGGCTAGTCTGTGCGTCTAGTTGATCGGGGTTGGATTGATGACCAAACAAGCCATCTTCTGTGCCGGGAACAATATAAAATGATACATTATCGTATCCACTAAGCGGCACATCTACATTGGCCTGTACTAACAGTGCGTCATTAATCTCTAAATCTTTATTTCTAGTTGAGTCGACATCGCCTACTGTGGTTGGTTTTTCTATTAATGCCCAGTAAGTAGGATCGTGTATATCTGTTCCTGGCGGTATATTTTTAGTAGCTTCGTAGTATTTTCCACCATTATCGACGGTCATGCCAGCAGGATAAAAATTACCCGAATCCCAAATATTATCTGGCATCAATGGTTGATTTATTATTTGTTGAAACTCTTGAGCATTGACCATTGGAGTGGCTTTGACACGCCAAGTATGCGGTAACCACGTCTGACTAAAACCTTCCGAAGCATAGTTGGCGTCTTGTATCACATAATATCGTGGCAAAGCTCTGGATATATTACTGTTTAACGGATAATAATCCTTTAAGTTAGGCAACTCTAAAACATCACCCGCCATGAGTTTGCGTCCAAAACTATCTATCATATCGTTATAATGTGTGGTCAAGAATAGTGTATCGTTTTGTAAAAATAGACCAAATTGTGTTAGATTAAAATCAATGTCTTGATTGGTATATACCATACGCATGATGTATATGTCAGGCGCATACGCTCTATCTCTATTTTCTAATAACAGTAAATCCTCTATAAACAAGGGATTTTGGCTTGTATAAACCGGCAAAGTCGCATCACTGTTTCCGGGATTATCACTAGTGTCGACAATGGGTCCCATGTATTTGTGTACATAAACATCCACGCCGCCAACTTGGTACCTTTCTGATATTGTACGATCTAAAAATTGGTAATCATTGGTTCTGTTTGGTTTATATAATGACAACCTAGGCACTTGTAACTCCTTGTGCTAATTTTTTAGCAAGTTTATTTTTCTTCATAGTGGCAGTTCTGTGAGCAATTTCTTCGGCCGTCATTTTGTAACCAAATCTTCCGTTTTTACTACCAGAACATTTTCTTTTTTCAATATGTTCTGCTGATTGTTTTTTGCCTTTCATTGCCGCACTTTGCTTTGCTTTTGACTCTGCTGTTCTAATAACACCTTTGTGCGAAGCACTAGCATTTTTGCGATGTTCATCAGTCCATTTTTTGCCGTATGCAGGATGATTCGACCCTTGTTTTCCGTACATAGGATTGCCGGCTCCGGACATTCTTATACTTTTAATTTTAGACCCAGCTACTTTAATATTTTCGAATATTCGTCCAGTAACCTTGTATCGCTCTTGTCCAGATTTTTCACGATATAACATGCAACTAAAGGCATTCCACATTTGATATTGGTGTTTTTTAGAACTTACCATTTTAGTCAGTAGCCAATGAGCTATAAAATGCTCACGAGCAGTGAGCTTAACCAAATTATTCTGCTCGTCTGTTCCCTGTAAACTACGCGGAATAATATGATGTGTTTCGCTATAGCTAGTTAAAAATGCCCGTGTTTGGGCACGATTGATAATATCGTAGTACCAACTAGTATATTTGTTATCAATGAACGGCATAATAAGTATTTAGCAGATAAACGGTTGACTAATTATTACCAAAATTGTATAATTACTAGTAATATGGATAACTTAATAGAGAGAGTTAGTCGAGCTGTAGAAAATATAGCTGCAATCAAAAGCAAGCAAGCTAGGGTTGACTTGTTAAAAATGATTAAAAATGTAGATCATGAACTCAATAATTTAAATAAAGAATCTGTAGAGTGTCGTAGATTAAAACGAGAAACAGCAAAATATCAGGAAATTAAAAAACAAGCAACCAAAATGTTAGAAGATGTTGAATCCTATATAACGTTTGCAGTATTATTAGGTTGACTTTACTTCACTTTACTACTATACTATTAAAACTATGGCCAAACACGAAATTACAATTAAAGCATTAAATCCCAAAACTGCCGAAGCAAAGCACATTGGGCCCGAACCTGTTTGGAAAATACAACCAGACACAAGCAATCGAATCGCTAAATTAGCCACTGCCTTTCAGTGGTATAATTATCACTATGGTAAAAAAGACGCCAAAGAGATGATTGCAAATTATTTAGATTTTAATAATCGAAATCGCGACGCTAAATTAATTCGAGGACTTGCTGACAGCAATATACAACCTACCATTGGGTGGGTAAGTCGTATGACATTGGTGGGATTGCAATTAACTGAAGATGAAGAATTAATCCTACAAGAAGAAATCACTAAACTTCTAAAGATGAAACAAGAAATTAAACGTGTAGTCAGTGAAGCGGAAGTGACACAGCAAAAAACAACTATTCAAGATCATTTGCGTGATAGAGTAAGCGAATGTGCTGGCGAATTAGAAGGTTTATTTGATGACTTTATAGATTCGGGTGCTAAAATGACCGCCGATTTTAAACCTATTGCTTTGATTCGTGGAATGAACGTGGCTCCACAAATGATAAATCACATTTCCGCAGTATGGAAATTGAGATTAGACGAATTTAATGAAGTATTAGAAGGCAAAGACGAACAACTGGTAGAAGGTTATAGCCATTTGACCAAATTACAACTCAAAAACTGTGTGAAATTTTGCGAAACTGTGATCAACGACTGCGCCAGCTATGTACAGATCAAGAAAGTTGAGCGCAAACCCAGAGCCAAACGAGCTGTCAGTCCAGAAAAACTCAGTTCAAAGTTTAAATATCTCAAAGAATTTGCGGATCTTAACTTGAAATCTGAAGCAGTCAGCAAATTAGTAGGAGCTTCAGAAGCTTGGTTATATGACATAATAAGACGTAAATTGATACACGTAATGGCAGACCCTCATGTGGGAACATTTACTGTGAAAGGCAGTAGTTTGGTAGCTTTTGATTCAGTGACAACTGTACAAAAAACGTTACGCAAGCCAGCTGAACAGTTAAAAGCTATTATGTCAGCAGGAAAACCAGCGGCACGTAAGATATTCAACGAAATCAATGCTACTGAAATTAAATTTAGTGGCCGAGGCAATGAAAATCTAGTAATACTGAAAGCTTGGTAACCAACTAAATATAAGGACAAGGAGTCCTTATGGCACTGGAATCGCAATCTACATTAGAAACACTCAAACAAAATCTATTTGAATATGTTAAATTACAACTAGCTGATCAAATAGTAGATATTGAATTAGATCCTGCTCACTTTGAATCAGCTTATGTGAATACTATAGGCACTTATAGACAGAGAGCGGAAAATGCCTATGAAGAAAGTTATAGCTTCATGGAGTTGGTACAGAATGTAAGTATCTACGACCTTCCTCAGGAAGTGATACAAGTAAGACAAGTATTCCGCAGAACATTTGGCGATTCAACGGGTCCTTATGCCAGTAATTTTGACCCGTTTAGTCAAGCTTCATTAAACGTGTATCTCATGAATTTTAACGTATCAGGCGGGTTAGCCACGTATGATTTTTATAGTCAGTATGTAAAACTGGCTGGGCGTATGTTCGGAGCTTACATGAACTATACTTGGAATTCTGTTACAAAAAAATTACAATTAGTGCGTGATCCCAAAGGATCGGGAGAAACTGTACTGCTTTGGACTTATAATATGAAACCAGAAGTAAACCTCTTACAAGATTTCCAAATCAAACAGTGGATAAAAAACTTTATATATGGCAACTGCAAGCTAATTATAGGCGAAGCTCGTGAAAAATATGGCAGCATTAACGGACCACAAGGCCCAACTACTTTGAATGGTACCGCCATGAAAGCTGAGGGAATGGCTATTATGGAAAAATGTTTTGAAGATTTGAAAAACTATATAGATGGTAGTCAGCCTCTGACCTTCATTATTGGATAATTGGTTAAAATCTATCATAATGCAGATGATTGGGTAAACTCTTATTATAAAATATCTAAATTTGTGTTATACTTAATGTATGGCACAACATTTAATGATAGACATAGAGGGACTGGCAACTACACCAGACGCTACTATATTAACAATAGCGGCACAGAGTTTTAATCCATTTGGCACTGGCTATTATCTCGACCGTAACTTTTATTGCCGAGTGACCATCGAAAGTCAGGAAGATAGAGAAGTCAATAACGAAACTATCGAATGGTGGGCCACTCAAGGTGCCGCTCAAGAAGAAGCATTTAACGAAGAAAATAGAATACCATTAGAAGAAGCCTTAGATGGTCTTTATAAACTGGCGTGGCAACATGATTTTATATGGGCCCAGGGTCCTACTTACGATATAAACATTTTAGAACATGCTTATCGTAGCCGTAATAAAAAACAACCGTGGCAGTTTTACAAAATTCGTGATTGTCGTTCTGTAATCTCACTTTGGCCTGACTGCCCAACACCTCCAACAAGCCACCACGCACTTGAGGATTGTCGTAGACAAATCGAGAGATTACAAATGACACTTAAACATTTAGAAATAAAGGACATTAAATGATTATTGGGATTGTGGGTCTAATAGGCAGTGGCAAAGATACCATAGCTGATTATCTTCAGAATATCTATGGATTTCGTAGAGAATCTTTTGCCAGTACGTTGAAAGATGCTGTGTCTGCTGTTTTTGGCTGGGACAGAGCTATGTTAGAAGGCCGTACTAAATCCAGTAGAGAGTGGCGAGAACAAGTAGATGCCTGGTGGGCAGAAAGACTAGACATGCCAGAATTGACCCCACGTCTAGTGCTACAGCGTTGGGGTACAGAAGTAGCACGTAAAAGTTTTCACGATGATATCTGGATTGCCAGTCTAGAAAATAAATTGCGTAGCACACAAGATGACGTAGTTATCACTGACTGTAGATTTCCCAATGAAATACAATCTATTAAAAATGCCGGAGGGAATGTAATACGAGTAGTTCGCGGGCCAGAACCAGAATGGTATCGGTTCGCAGAGATGGTCAATCAAAAATCCAGCCCCACACTTGAACACAGCTGGGCCCAGGTCAAGCTGGACAAATTCAACGTACATGTGAGCGAAACTGCCTGGGCCGGCACTGAATTTGATCACATATTGGATAATAATCTAGACGGGTTAGATAATTTATACGAGCAGATCACACGTCTGGTTCAAGATCTCCGTGATGCCAGATAAGATTAGCTTTTTCTATATCTACTCTACAATTTAAGCAAATAGTTTTTAAATTACGAATCGCACTGTTATTCAAATTACCATCAATGTGAAATACCATTAACTGTGCTGAATATCTAGCCTTGAATCCACATTTATCACAGGCAGGTTTTTTCTTATAGCCATTTAACTGCCACTTAGGAGTGGGTTTCGGGATTCTCTTTTTTATAGCATTGCATACACTACAACGACTCAAGTAATAATATTTGCCTTTGCGCTTACAATTTATTGCTCTTGGCCTTTGATTGCACGCAGGGCATATAGGTCTAGGATCCATAATTTTACGTATCCGTGTAGATTAATTTGTTCTTCTCTATCAGTAAGTATAGCATACAGTTATTTATTAAGCGAACCAGACAGTCTGGTGTTCTTAACTGCCCAGATTTTTGATTATAAACTAAATATTAATAACAAATTATAAAGGATTAAACGATGGCACAAACATTAGTCTCCCCTGGCGTAGAAGTTACAGTAGTTGATCAAAGTCAATACTTGCCCGCCGCAACTAACTCAGTTCCGCTAGTAGTAATAGCTACAGCGTCAAATAAATTATCAGCAGATGGTTCAGGTGTAGCCACAGGAACATTGGCAGTTAACGCAGATAAACTTTATCTAGCTACTAGCCAACGTGCGTTGAGTAACTATTATGGATTGCCATTCTTTTATCAAACCACAGCAGGAACTCCTATTAATGGATACGAGCTTAATGAATACGGTTTACTGGCAGCTTATTCAGCCTTGGGTGTTACCAATCAGTGCTATGTATTACGTGCCAATGTAGATTTGACAGTACTTACCGCAAGCCTCAATCGTCCACTAGGCTCGCCAGCTAATGGTACTTACTGGTTAGATACACTGGATACACATTGGGGCATATTTCAATGGAATTCAGCTACTAACAATTTTACCAATCAACTTCCTTTAGCCATAACTAATACTGAATATCTATATTCTGAGTCTACTGTACCATTACAAACATATGGTAGCATAGGACAATATGCTGTGACAACCACTAGTACCAGCAATCCGGTTTATTATAAACGCGGCGGACCTACTTCAGCTCAAGCACCAGACTGGTCACAAGGACCTTGGACTGCCGACCAACTTTATAACACTTGGGTGCTGGTAGGAAGTACAGAATGGCAAACAGCTTGGGCCACAGTTCAAGGCCAAGCTACTCCAACGTCATTGACAGCAGGAAATATTATAATTAACGGTATTACTATTGCGATAGCATCCGGTAACACAGTAACTGATGTAACTACTCTTATCAATAATACTGGTATTACTGGAGTATATGCTGCTAACATTAGTGGTTCATTAAATTTATATTGTGATAGCACTGCTAATTCCGGCGAAGGTACAATTACACTAGCTGGAAACAGCGCAAGTCTTATTGCTTTGGGGTTGACAGCAGGTACATATAATGCTCCTATCTTCCAAGCCAGTCCGAGTTATACAGTCCCGCAGTGGGCTACATACAGCGGTAGCACAGCTGAGCCAACTGGTTCTGTTTGGATGAAAACATCTAATGTTAATCAAGGCACAGAAATTATAATTAAAAAATATAATTCCACACTGGGAGTATATGTTACACAATCCTGTCCTGTTTATGGCAGCGACGCATTGGCCTTATATGGATTAGATCCATCGGGCGGTGGCGCAACTATTGCTGCTGGATCTACCTACGCACAGAGCATTCCTTTTGACAACGGTACAGCTGGTTTATTGCTGTTGGAACGCTTCTCAACAGGATCGACAATTATTGCAGGTAGTAATACTACTCAAACTTTTATAAACGGTAATACATTTACCATCAGTGCTACACAGCCTGGTACAGCAACTTTAACCACAGCAACTGCCACGATAAATGGCACTACTACAAGTGCGTTCATTGCGGCAGTTAGCGCAACAAATATCCCTAATGTTAGTGCTACTGTTAACTCTGCTGGAAATATTGTAATCACTCACAGCACTGGTGGAGACATTATCTTAACTAATGTTTCTGGAACTCCTGTGACTGCCGCTGGATTTACCACAGATACTACACAAGTACGTCAAAATTATGTAAGTGGATCAGCTGCTGGATTGATACTATCTAACTGGGTTGGTACACCATTATTTTCATATACATCAAACAGCACAGCTCCTGATGTAGATCCTGCTACAGGTACATATTGGTACTACAGTGATCCAACTCAAGTAGATATCATGATATCTAATAATGGTTCATGGTACGGATATCAAAATGTAACAACTGACAGCCGTGGGTATGATCTCAGTGCAACAAATGCTACAGGTCCTATTATCAGTAGCCTTGCTCCTACTACACAGACAAACGCGGCTCAGAGCCCGTTGGTACATGGTGACTTATGGGTCAATACTTCAGATCTAGAACTTTATCCGCTGTTGTATCGTTGGCAAAATGTCAGCGGCGTGGATCAGTGGGTACAGATAGCCAATACAGATTCTACTACAAGTAATGGTATCATATTCCAAGATGCTCGTTGGGCCCCTAACGGTACAACAAATCCTGTCACTGACGCTTTGCCATCTATAGAAACTATGCTTACTAGTAACTATTTGGATCCAGATGCTCCAAACGCTGAACTATTTCCAAACGGAATATTATTGTGGAACACACGTCGTTCAGGCTTTAATGTTAAGTCGTTTGAAGTAAATGCTTGGAATAATCAAGCATGGCCTACATACGAATGGAGTAGTACAACAGTATACAGCATAGGACAATACGTAATGTACAACGGATTAGTTTATGCCTGTATTCAAAATAACACAGCATCAGAGCCAGATACAAGTCCTACTTATTGGTCTGTACAAACCGAGACTAATACTTGGAATAGTGCTACTGGTCTTCGTGTTGATGGCAGTCCTTATATGGGTCGTCAATCACAGAGAAAACTTATTGTAGATGCGTTGAGATCAGCTATTGATACTAATACTGAGATACGAGAAGAACAAAATGTTTATAATCTTATCGCAGTTCCTGGTTATCCAGAACTAGCTCCAGAAATGAGAGTTTTAAATGATGACATCAACAATGTGGCATTTAACATAGTTGATACTCCATTACGTTTGTCTCCAACTGATGTGGTAACATGGGCTACAGACAATGGTGGACTAGGTTTAGTCACAGGCGACGGAAATTTGGCTATTGGCGATACTTATGCAGCCGCTTTTTATCCAAGTTGCCAAACAACAGACTTGTCGGGTAATTTGGTAGTAACAGCACCAAGTCACATGATGTTGCGTACTATTATACGTAGCGACGAAGTAGCTTATCCTTGGTTAGCTCCAGCTGGCACACGACGTGGGTTAGTTGACAATGCTCAATTGCTGGGATATATTGACTCTATTACTGGTCAATTTTTGCCATTAAGTGTGGGCCAATCATTGCGTGATGTGCTTTATACTAACAACGTCAATCCAATAACATTTATTCCAGGTGTAGGAATTACTAACTTTGGAAATAAAACATTACAAGGCACTGCTACAGCATTAGATCGTATTAACGTAGCGCGGTTAGTATGTTTTATACGTTCTAGACTTAACACAATAGGAAAACAATATCTGTTTGAACCTAACGATGCTATAACACGTAATGAAATACGCAATAGTATCAACAGTTTGATGATAGATTTGGTAGCTAAACGTGGAATCTATGACTATTTGGTGGTATGTGATAATACAAATAATACACCTACTACTATAGATCAAAATCAGTTATGGGTAGACATAGCTATAGAGCCAGTGAAAGCAGTTGAATTTATCTATATTCCATTGCGTATAGAAAACACTGGAGCAATTGCAGCGCAGGCGGCAGCGTAAAGATATAGGGCAAGGTAGAGATATCTTGCCCAAAATATTAACTAAATAATAGTACAACGGAGATATTATAACATGGCAACATCATCATTAACTAACTTTACAATTCCATTAGGAGCTGACGGGCAAAGTGCTTCAACACAAGGCTTATTAATGCCTAAGTTAAGTTTTCGTTACAGAGTATTTTTCCAAAACTTTGGCACAAGTACTCCTACTACCGAATTAACCAAACAGGTGATGACATTTGATCGTCCTCACGTTACATTTGAAGAAATAAAATTGCCTATCTATAACAGTACTATTAAAGTAGCTGGGAAGTACACATGGACTGATGTTACTTGCGAACTACGTGATGATGCCACTGGAGCAGTAAGTCAATTAGTAGGAGAGCAGTTACAGAAACAATTAGACTTTATGGAACAAAGTTCAGCGAGTTCGGGTATTGATTATAAGTTTACTACACAGTTCCAAGTATTAGATGGTGGCAACGGAGCAAATACTCCGGTAATCTTAGAAGAATGGCAAATATTAGGATGCTATCTCAAAGACGTGAACTACAACAAGATGGATTATGGGACCAGCGAAGCTGTAAAGATTTCAATGTCAATAACATTTGATAACGCAATTCAAGTAAATGCAGCTGGAGCCAGCAAAGGTGTTGGTCAGGCCATATCACGTACTAACGGCGGCATTGCTACTGGAGCAGGCACAGCGTCTGGTGCTGCTGGTTAAACAATATGTCATATTTTGGGCAGGGCAACAGCTTTCTACAGCCGGCTACTAGTCCATTACTTAAGGATTATACTCACGCCGCCAAGACTTTCCTTAGCAATGGGTATGGACTGGTTCCTCGCTTTAAATTTTTATTTCATGTAGTATTCAATATAAACACAGCGCAAATTCCGCAACTGCAAGCTCTATATGGATCTGGCAACAACGCCACAATCGGATTAATGGTTAAGAGTGTTGATTTGCCTAAATTTAAAATAGATACCACCACTCTTAATCAGTATAATCGTAAACGGTTAGTTCAGACCAAAGTACATTATGAACCAAGTAAAATAACCTTACACGATGATCAAGATGACACTATACGTACCATGTGGTATAATTATTACACATATTATTACGGTGATCCTAGCAAACAGTATCAAGGAATACCCACAACATCTGGCACATTGGGACAAATAGCCACATATTTTAACGGCTTTAGTTATAATGCTAATGATATCTATAGTAATACTTTGCAAAATGCCAACTGGGGATTTGTGGGCGAAAGTCCCAATGATGGTACCAATCCTTTGTTTTCAGTAGGATCTGGTGGAAAACCACGGTTCTTCAACGATATTACTATATACGGAATGAGTCAAAAAACATTTGCTGCCTGGACTATGATAAATCCTATTATTCAGTCATGGAACAGTGATACGTACGATTATCGAGAAGGAGCAGGCACCATGCAACATGATGTCACTATAGAGTATGAAGCTGTAAAATACTATACTGGCAATATTGGGGCAGAACAAGCTAGCTCAGTGGTACCTGGATTCGCTGATCCAGCACATTACGATACACAAGCTTCTTCTATTACTACAACAACAGGACGCAACTCTGTTTATCATCAAGGTGGAATGGTTGGGGCTACTCAAGGCAGTATTGCCGATCTACAGTCAACGGCCAAAGGCTCTGGAGCTTTAAATCAAGTATTAGGTGCTGTACAAGCAGCCACTACAGTGTATAATTCATTTCAATCAGGCGATCCTTCTAGCGTAGCTGGGTTTGCCATGCAGGCCGCTGGACCAACACAGTCTTTGTTAAATAATAATGGAATTCCGGCAATACCAGGTTTGGGATCAGTGGGCGCAATATTTGCCAATGCTCCTATAATTGCCAACAATCCACAAAATAATTCTGCTCAAGCCAATGGGGTAGGAGTAAATGGTATAGGACCCAATGGCGTTGATATATCACAAGGACCTTAATTTATGGGACAGATTAATTCTTATAACCCTTCAATAGATCAAACTGTACAGATATTTGACAGATTTTACGGATATCAACAGTCAGTGTCTTCTCAAGAGTATGATGCAGTTCGCAGTTATTTCCAATCGGTATTTGGGACTAAATCACAAGCTGAAAATTTTACAGTGGCACTGTTTAGAGTTGCCAATTTGTCCAATCAACCTATTATGAATTTACTACAAAGCATGAAGGGGTTGAATGGGGCACAAGTCACTTATAATTTGACTTATTATCTCAATGCTATACAAAGTCCAACTACACTATTGGGAATTAAAGTGCCGGTAACTCCCAATTACTATGTAGCACATAATATTAGACAGTAATGGCTAATTTTAGACAAGGCATCTACGAAGTAAAAAATCCTAGTAAGTATGTTGGGAACGGCAAGCCCTACTTTCGTTCAGGTTGGGAAAATGCGTTCATGAATTTTTGCGATAACAACGATAACATCCTACAATGGGCCAGTGAACCTGTTAGTATTCCTTACATGAACCCTATCACTGGAAAAATGAGCAAATATGTTCCAGATTTTATAGTAGTATATCGTGGC